ATGGGGACAAACATCGGCTTACTGTCAGCTGTCCCCTCTGCGCTCTTTTTGGGCGAGGTAGCGACGGCCACACAGGCGCTTATCGGTGTTCTAGCACTAGGCGGCACCCAATACGCTGCCGGCAATCTGCTGGCCTCGCCGAAGTTTGCCAGTTGGTTGGCGCGGGCGCCGAAGTCGAACGACCCACTGGCCATCCGGAATTACGCTACCAAGCTGACCGCGATTGCGGCAGCACAACCAGAGTTGGCGCCTGACATTGAGGCGTACCAACAATCGGTTTTGGACGCCACAGGGCAGATGAAGCCTAAAGGCGCACTAGCCCAATAACAGAGAAAGCTATTATGCATGGCGCCAAAGATTCTGTTTTTGGACATCGAAACGAAGCCCGCGGTTGTGGCTTCGTTCGGTATCCGCGATCAACATATAAGCCATAAACAAATACTGATAGACGGCGGTGTAATCTGCGTCGGGATGAAGTGGCTGGCTGACAAGAAAGCCACCGTCTACAGCGACTGGGAGCATGGCCATAAGGAGATGCTCCAGATCGTCCACGCGGCGCTTGAGGAGGCGGAAGCCGTAGCCACCTATAATGGCGCGTCATTCGATCTCCCAAAGTTGCAGGGCGAGTTCCTGCTGCACGGCCTCCCGCCGGCCCCGCACCTTACCCAGATCGACATTTACAGGTCGGTGCGGAAGCTGGGCTACATCTGCAACAAGCTCGACTACGTCGCCCAGATATTGGGCCTCGGCAGCAAGGTGAAGCACGAAGGCTTAGACCTGTGGCTCAAGGTGATGGACGGCGACGAAGCAGCCCAGCGCCGTATGGCCAAGTACTGCGCTGGCGATGTTATGCTGACCGAGAAGGTCTACAAGCACGTCAGGGCGTTCATCTCCACCCACCCGCACATGGGGGCCACCAAGCCCTTGGACTGCGGTGCCTGCGGCTCCAGCCGCACCCAGGCGCGCGGTTGGCACCGCACGAAGGCCAGTATCCGCCAACGCTACCAGTGCCAAGCGTGTGGCACTTGGAGCTTAGGCAACGCAAAGCGGGCTTAAAAATAAACAAATAACCAACTAGGGGTTGCAACGGACATTTTATCTGGTATAGCGCGGCCTACCGTGGCGAATTAATCCACGGTAGTGCAACACGCCAACACACGTTGGCACTGTACCAAGGAGTGTATCGATGGCCGTTATCCAAAAGCGTGGCGACAGCTACAGAGTCCTGATCCGCAAGAAGGGTCACGCCGCAGTATCTAAGACGTTCAAGACCAAACCCTTGGCCGAACGCTGGGCGCGAGACACCGAATACAAGATCGACGAGGGCAAGTTCGCGGTCGACAAGGCCACCGTGGCCGACACCGTCGAGCAATACCTCAAACGCATGGCGCAGATCGGCAAGCCGGTGCCGTACAACAAGGCAATCATCGTTCGCCGTGCGGCCACTGACCTTGGCGACAAGCGCCTCGACCAACTGACGACCGAAGTGCTGGTCGATTGGATCAGCAGCAAGCGCGATATCATGCCCAGCACCCGCCAGCAGTACGTCATTTACTTCCGCACCGTCCTGACCACCGCAGAGACGCTGTGGGAAGCACGGCCAGACATGGTGTCCTACGAACGCGCTGTGCGCTTCATGCGGACCCACGGCATCATCGCCGAGTCCAACGTGCGTGACCGGCGGGTCAGTGACGACGAGATCGGCACCATCGTCGATCACTTCACCAACGCCATCATCCCTTATAAGGACATCCTGCCGTTCCAACTGGCCAGTGCGTTTCGCATCGGCGAGACGTGCCGCTTGCGCTGGGACGACATTAACGAGGCCGACCGGACAATCCTGATCCGCCAGCGGAAACATCCACGCAAGAAGCGTGACGAGATCGCCCCGCTGCTGGGCGCCGCGTGGGACATCGTTCAGCGCCAGCCGCGTACCAGTGAGTTCATCTTTCCGTACAAGGCAGATTCGGTTAGCACGGGCGTCACCGTTGCCGTCGCGGCGACTGGTATCGAAGACCTTCACCTTCACGACATCCGCCACGAAGCAATCAGCCGCCTGTTCGAACAGGGCTACGGCATCACCGAAGTGCAGCTTTGCTCTGGCCACAAAGACCTGAAGATGCTCCAGCGGTATCTGCATCTCCGCCCCGCGGATCTGCACAACGGCCCCGTGGCCATCCGCCGCTACAAAGAGCAGATAGAAGCGGCGGACAACATTGTGCCGTTTACGCGCGCCGCGTGATCTGCAACTTCTTTATGGCTTCCAACAGATCTTGCTGCGTTGCGTCCTTTTGCATCAGTGTAGCATGGACTGCTTCGTCCGCGGTGTCGCCAGCCAATATGTGATAGACCAAGACGGGCTTTTCCTGCCCTTGGCGGTGCAGACGGCCATTGAACTGAGCGTAAAGCTCAAGGCTCCAAGGTAATCCAAACCAGACAATTGTGCGCCCGCCTTTCTGCAAATTAAGCCCGTGTCCCGCACTGGCTGGGTGCGCCAGCAGGAGCGGGACTTTCCCGTCGTTCCAACGGTCGATCACTTCGGGGTCTTTGCCCAAGAAAGTGGCTTGCGGAAACCGCTCGCGTAACCTGGCGAGATCGGATTTGAACTGAAAAGCCACAAGCACTGGCTCGTCTGTTTGTTCTAGTAACTCGGCCAGCGCGTCGAGCTTGTCGTTGTGGACAACCTCGTACCCGCCTTCTTCCAAATAGACAGCGCCGTTGCACATCTGGAGCAACTTGCCCGTCTGCACCGCCGCGTTGACCGCCGTGATCTCGCCTTGGTCCAGCGCGACCACGAAGTCTTTTTGGAGGTCGGCATACTGCTTACGCCATTTCTGTACAGGTAGGACTTCGATCACAGAATCGACACGATCAGGGACATCCAAATAATCATTGGCCGACATCCTGATAGTCAGGTCGGCCAAGAGCGTGTACAGCGCATCGCGCTTCTCTGGCTTGACCTCCCACTGGTTCCATTGAGGGTTGCCCACCGTGCGGCAGAACTTCTCAAGGAACATCCCCTTCGTCCGACCCAGCCGTTCGCCCTTGTCGAGCAAATAGATCTGCGGCCACAGGTCGATTAGGTTGTTTGCGGCTGGTGTAGCGGTGAGTTCGACCATCCGCTTGATCTTCGGCAGCACAGAGCGCAGGGCGCGCCACCGCTTGGCCTGCGTCGACTTGAACGCACTGGCCTCGTCGATGATCACCGTGTCGTATGGCCAGCGGTTGCCGTATGCCTCGACCAGCCACGGCACCAGTTCGCGATTGATGACGCTGATCTGGGCGGGCAGAGGCAACGCCTTCTGGCGCGCGGCTGGCGTCAGCCCAGCAAGCTGGTGGATGTACAGGCCGGAGAGAAAGTCCCACCGCTTGACCTCGTTCGGCCAAGTGGACAGCGCGACACGCAGAGGCGCGATGATCAGGACACGTTTCGCCCCACCCTCGCGCAACAAGTCTTTAACCGCCGTCAGGGTTGAGACGGTTTTTCCAAGGCCCATGTCGAGCCACAGGGCGCACGACGGCGTGTCCTTGATGAACTGCACCGCTTGGCGCTGGTAGGGGTGGAGATCATTCCGAGAGAGCATCTATCGCACTTTCTACGTTGTCGCAGACCCAGACTTCGCAGCCGGCGTCTTTCAGTTTGCGGATCGTCTGCGCCTGAAGCGGTGTCGGCTTCTTGCCTGGCGCCTTGAATTCGATGAACACGACGTGGCCAGCCTTGATGAAGATCCGGTCAGGCACACCGCGCTGTGATGGGCTGACGAACTTGTAGGTCAGCCAGCCGTTAGCCTTGGCCCACTTCACGGCTTTGGCTTCAATGTCTTTTTCGCGGATCACGACAATAACTCCTCTAATACGGTCCAGCGCGGAGGACACTGCATGGCGTCCCAGCGGTCGGCCATGCCGCGCGCACCTAGTTTGCTTCTGGCGTGGTTGCGCCCGATGTCTGCGGAATCGACACTGGCAAACGGGTACTCCCATTTGGCGCACTGCATCCCGCGCAACATATGTATCCAAGGCGTTCGGTTGTGAAGCCTGTTAATTTGAATCCACGCGATGTCCATTCGGGCGCGCCACGAAGGACTGCCGACCACGGAGTACTCAGAAGACGACCCCACGCACACCTTCGGCCACTCGTCTATAAGGCGAAGCAGCCGATCAATCGGTTCGTGCATATGCCAAACAGGAGCGCCGCGTTGGCCGTGCGGCCATTGCGCGATCAAAGCGTCTTGCACTTCGGCGTCGCCTTCAATGTCGTCTGGGATCACAGCCCACGTCGTAGGGCGTCGCAGCCATTGGTCAGTCCATTCGTAATAGGCGTTCCAATCTGTGGCCTTTCCGGTCTTCCATTTCGTGAACGCGCCGTTGTCCAGCATTAGCGTCTGGCCGTACTCGTCTGCGCGAACGATGTCTTGTGGGTGAGCGTGGGATACGCAGTAGTGGCGCCCCGTGATCTGTTCGAACACGGCCTTCGGAGTGATAGGTGTCCCGTGGTAGTGAATCGTCAATCCCTGATCCACTTCGCGTAAATGCCTTCCAGCGGGCGGCTGACATCAACAGCCGCAGCGCGGAGATTTTTACCAATCTCTTCGGCCAGGTCTTCGCCCCAAGCGAACTCGTCAGGGATCACGCCGTGGTCAAATCGGGCCAGATAATCAACAAGCATCCGCTTGCGGCGGTCGGCATCCAGAACCACATCGCCGTTGGCGTGATACCAGACAACAACTTGCCATGTGTGGCCGTGCAGCTTACCGTCACGGCTGTAATGAGCAGCGGAGATAGTGCCGCTGACGCCTGTCATCTTGGCCATCAGCGCACTCCCCAGAACTTGTGCGCTTGGATGTTCACACGCCAACGGGAATCGATCTTGGCGTAGTTGATCGCCGCTTCCATGTTCTTCTGGATGTCGGGACCGTCTTTCGGTGACACCCAGAGATGCTTCGCCCTGACCATGCTGCGCGCTAAGTCGGGCATCATCCGCTGCTGGGGGAAAACCAATTTCAATTCGTCGGCTTCGCGCACAACAATCTCAGTGTCAGCCTTCGGGCTGACGCAGACCCAGTCAAGGCATTGTGGTATCGGCAAGGTTCCGTTGGTTTCGATAGCCACGAATTTGTGGCGACGTTGCAGAGCGCGAACCAGTTCGTGATCCAGTTGCAGGGCTGGCTCCCCGCCTGTGAAGATGACCATGCCTGGGTTCTCGACACACTTGGCGACGATCTCCTCCCGCGTCATGCGCTCCCCGCCAACGAAGTCGGTGTCGCAAAACTGGCAGATCGCTTTGGCGCGATCCGCTTCGCGGCCAGACCACAAGTTGCACCCAGCGAAACGCACGAATGTCGCGGGGGTTCCCATGTGGAAGCCTTCTCCCTGCACTGAATAGAAAATCTCTTTGACTACATAGATTCTTGTCACTTCCGATACCTTTCACACTCAAAGCCCTCAACAGCCATCGGTAAGCCGGTGGCCCAGTCGGGCATCACACACATCAGCCGTTCGAATTCTTCCAACGAGCCGAATCCAATAGGTGCTTCAGACACCACTTCGTCATGCACCGACATAACCACGGGGTAGCCAGCAGCCTCGACGCGCAACATGGCGTCGGCCAACAGGTCACGGCTCACAGCCTGCGTGACGTTTTCACACAGCTTGCCGCCGTAGGTTGTGAGCTTCGCCCAGCGTCCGCCAAGGCGGCTGTCCGTTCCCCAGAACTCCAGACCGTTGTTGCCGATGACCGGCTTGTAGTAGGCCAGCCTGCGGCCTGACGGCAGCTTGGCGAACAGGAAGTCGCCATGACATTTAAATGTGATCGGCCCAGCCTCAAACGCATGGCCACGGTGAACCACAGCGTTCTTCGCTGCTTCTTCCAGCGCGTACCAGAACCGCGAGATGTTGCGGTTCGCCTTACGCCACTTCACCTTGATGTCGTCGGCCATCTCGTCGGAGATCTCGACGCGGTACGCCGCAGCCATTGTCTGGAACGCGCCGACGCCGCCCTGGTAGCCCAGCGCCAACACGGCGACTTTGCCGATCTGGCGTTCTTCCTTGTCGGCCTTGGTGATGGTGCGACCGTAGATGCTTGTCGCGGCGTGGCAGTAAATGCACTGGCCACTGGCGAACACGTCCAAAGGCGCTTGCTCGCCCGCAAGCCACGCCAAGACGCGGGCTTCGATTGCGTTGAAGTCGGCCACCAGCAGGCGGTTGCCGGCGCCAGGCACGATCATCGACCGCAGGGTCGAGGACAGCGCCACCATCGGGTCGCCGTACAGGATCTCCAGCAGTTCAGGGTCGCGGTGTTCGAAGAGCTTGACACAATTGTCGGCGTCGTCGAACGCAGGGCGGGGTAGGTTCTGCGGCTGGAAGCCACGACCGGCCCAGCGGCCTGTCTGCGCGCCGTGATAAGAGAAGACGCCACGGGCGCGGTTGTCATGGCCCGCCAGGTTCTGCATCGATAGATATTTAGACGTGGACGCCTTGCCCAGCGTCTGGCGTACCTTCAGCACGTCACGCACGACCGGCGGCAGCGCAGGGTCGGCCAGTGCCTCTAGGATCGCGTTCTTGTCGTAGCCGGTGAGCCTGTAGCCCTGATCGCGGCACCACGCCATGACCTGTGCGCGGGAGCCGACACCGGACAACGCGCCGTCTGTGATGTCGACCACGCTGGCGTTCAGGCGCTCTGCCGTGGCGATGATCAGGTCGAGGGCGTTGGCGACGTTGGTGGTGTCGATGCCGACACCGCGCCAGTTGATTGCTTGGTCGAGCAGCCACACTTCGCGTTCGTGTTCGCCCATCGGCTTGTACTGCTGGACGTATTTCTTGATGGCGCGCTCTGTGACGACGTCCTGCTTGCAGTAATCGTAAAGCTCGTCGAGCAGATGCTGGTCGCGCCGACGCTCGCCACGGTAGGGCTTGCACAGGCGTTGGATGAGGTAGCGGCCACGGGTGTCTTTCTGTTCGACCAAATCCAACACCTCGGCGCACTGGCCTAGCGAGCGCGGCAGCGCGAGGGTGGCCCCAAGCGCGGCGGTGTCGTTCCATTGGTGCGGCTGGATCGCGGGAACGGCTTGCCTAGCCATTGCGCCTTGCATCACGTTCTCCCACACCGCGCGTTCGAACGCGGCGTTCCACGCCCATATTTCAGCGCCGCTAAAGATGGCATCACTAAGGCGGTATGGAAGTGGCTGATCCGGCGTCCACAACTGCGGCTCTTCGTCGTCGATGGCCCATGCCATGCAGATGACTTCGGTCGAGGGGTGGGCGGCATAGTTGTAGCCGCCGGCTGTCTTGATGTCACATTCGGAATAGGTTTCAAAGTCGATGCTGATCTGCACTGTTCAATCTTTCTCTGCGCCAAGTTCGCGAAGCACCTTGCGGAGATCGCCGATCTTGTTTTGGGTAGCTCTGTGGTCAGATGCCGTCAGGGACATCGCGATGAAGCGGCTTCCTTTCTCGGTTTCGATGTGAAGGCGTTGGTGCCTGCCGCCCATCTCAAAACGGTGGCCAATGACGCCAGACCATTTGTCTAGCTCTTTAATGATTTCTTTTTTGGTGCGACGGTCCATGTCTTGCTCCTAAAGGTTAGGGCTGGGGGCGACTTCCAAACTCCCCCAGCCCCTCATTGGTTAGTCGAGGAAAGAGTCGTTATCGTCTTCTTCGATTTCGCCAAACACGTCAGCGGTGGTCTTCTTGCCGCCAAACGCATCGCCGTCCTTGACGAACTGGATGGCGTCGAGCGATGCGTTCACACGCTTGCCCCACTGGTTGTCCTGCGCCCACAGCGAAATCGCTGCGTTGACGTAGCAGCCGGCGTAAGGCTTGCCGTCTTCTTCGGCCAGAGGATTCTTCTTCTGGTCGACGATCACGGGACGGGTCTTCGTGGATGCCGAGAGGAACATCGCGCCGTCGTAGCCGTCGTAATCCTTTTCTTCACCGTCGCCGATGCAGACCTTGAGCGACTTCGGAACGTCCTTGCCCCACTTCTCGGTGGCCACGGCCTTCACGGCTTCCTTGATCTTGGCGATCAGTTCAGCCTGGTCTTCCTTGTGGATAAGGAAGTTGGCGTTGAAGCGTGGCTCCTGACCCTGCGCGAACGCCTTTGGCGTCCAGATTTGTGGGAACGAGAGGCGGACATTTTTGAGTATTAGTGCAGTCATTGACTTTTCCTTTTTAAAATAGATCGACGGCGGCTGCGCCATAGGCAGGACGTGGATCGGAATCTGGAGCGAGCGAAGGCTTGCCCCGTGGCTTAACGACGAGATCGGCGATCTCGGCGGCTTTCGTCCGCCCAAGCAGCTTCTCTGCTTGAGTGGGTGAAATTACTTTCTTGGTGAAGGGGTCGTAGCCCTTGTCGACAAGCACCTTGGCGGCTTGGTCGTCGTCGACCCACTGCCTGTTGCTGCGGCCTTCGACCAGCTTGTAGCCAGGCACGACACCGCCAGCGGCCAAGGTCTTGTGCGCGTGTTCTTCGACGTCGTTGGCCCACGACTTGATCATCGACAGCTTCGGCAGCAGCTTCGCGATCTCGTCGACCGACAGAAGCTCCGGCGCCGTAGGCTCCAGCGGTGCTTCAAGGTCGTCGAACTGGCCGACTGCGATCTCGTAGTTGTGTTTGGCCAGTGCCTTACACGTTGCGCGGGCCTTGCAGAAGCGACACGCCTTCTCGCTGGGTTCGAAGTTGTCCGACCCTTCAACTGCCTTGGCCGCAGCGGGACGCACGACCTTGTCGGCCCAGCGCAGCAATTCCTTCACCGTGATGGTGTACTCGCTGACGTAGTCGAGCCGTGGCATATGGATGTGCAACACGAACGTATCGATGTTGAAGATCCGGCCATAGGTCTGCCACACGCCAAGGGCGTAGAGCATCGCCTGTTCGTTCTGGTGCGCGCTGACCTTGACGCCTTGGCCGAACTTCAAGTCGATGACGTGGCACAGGCCATCGCCAACAACGATGGCGTCCGACGTGCCGAAGCCACCAGGCACCCATTCGGTGAACTCGACGCGCTGCTCTATGAACAGGTTGCTTTCACCGTCAGTGCCGTGGATGTTGCGGACGTAGTCGACGTAGTCCGCGACGTGATCGGCCATGTCCTTGGTGATGACCCAGCCCTCAAGCTCGTCGCCTACCATCTCGGTCGGGTGGATCTCCTCGCGCAGGCACCACTCGGCCAGTGCGTGAGCCGCCGTGCCTTCACGGCTGAACTCGGTCGACTGGTCGGGCATCCCTGCCTCAAGCTTCACGCTACCGGCGCAGTACAGCCAGCGGTGCGCTGACGACGGCGAGAGCTTGGCGTGGGCCGGTTCGGCCTCTTCAAACATTTCAATTTGCATTTATCTACCTTTCAACCAAACACAAACGACAAAAACACGGCCAGCCAGAACACACCGCACCACGACAGCGCGGTGATGCAGCCACGGGCAGCGTTGAGGTCGTCGTCTTCCCTACGCATTGGTCCGCTCCAGTTCGCGCAGCACCTGTTCAGGCGTGAGCTTTACGAGGTAGCCGTTAGCACGGCTCCATTCGCCAGTGGCCTTGGACAGTTCGGCGTCGATGAGCCGAAACTTAGCCCGCATCGTGTTGCGCTTTTTAATAAGCGTCTTGACCAAGGCGTCAGTCATTGCCCCGTTCCTTCTCGGCAGCAAACAACACAGCTTGGTAGTTGATCGGGGCAAGGTCGGAGAGCTTCTTGGCGTTGTAGTCGGCGAGTAGCGCCTTGACGTATGTGGCGCCCTTTGCAGAGGCCAGCTTGGTCAGCGCAGCGCGGACGCATTCAAGCGTGACGACGGTGCCTCCGGCGATCTGGTGTGTGGCCGGTGCGGCCTTAGCGGGTGCAGACAGTTCTTCTATCTGCGTCGCGATCTGGCGTAGCGCCTTCGCGATGTCTTCCAATTGGCTCATTTCAATTTCTCCTGTTGACACTTTGTATCGGCGCTGTAAATGTGCGGCGACAACCCCCAGTTAGCAACTCAACAAAGTATGTCAAGGAGAAAAATGATGATTGAAAATGAAGAAAACAAAATCCGCAGTGCGGTAGAGCGCGTGGCCAAGATCGCCACCAACGGAAATATGCGTCGGCTGTGCGCGCTGTTGGATGTATCCACCCAGGCGCTATACAAGTGGATCGCCGATGGCGTTCCTGTGAAGCGCGCCCTTCAGATGTCGATGCTCACCAAGGGTGAAGTGCAGTGGCACGAACTCTGCCCGCACGTTGCGGACGAACTGCGCCAGTCGCTTGAAGCAGCGGCAGCGCAGTCATGAGCATCAAGGACGAATACCGCTCTCTGCTCAAACACCATTGCCTTCACTGCGACGCTGGTGAGGGGCAACTCCATCAATCAACTTGCCCAGTCATAGTCTGGCGCGCGGCTGATCAGGCTATGGCTGGGCAAGCGCAAACGAACAAGGCGGACCTCGTCAATTCACCGCCGCACTACCGCCAAGGCGACGTCGAATGTATCGATGCCATCGAATCGGCGTTGACTGCGGAAGAGTTTCGCGGCTACTGCAAGGGCAATGCGCTCAAGTACATCTGGCGTGAGCGCCACAAGGGCCAAGACGAGAGCCTGAAAAAGGCCATTTGGTATTTGGAGCGCATCCCGAAAGCATAAAAAAAGGGCCGTCCCGAAGGACAGCCCGCGTAGTTGGAAAGGAAAGTAGAGTTGTCTTATCTTAATTCTCACGGAGCGCAACTGGTTTCGTTGGGGTATTCCCCCCTCCCGATCAGGGCAGGCCATAAGGCACCCGCGATCAGCGATTGGCAGAACTGCCACGCTGACGCAGAGAAGCTCGACCAATGGCTGGGCGATCCACGCATGGCGAACTGCGGTGTCGGCATCCTCACCGAGAACACGCCGGCCATCGACATCGACTGTCTCGACAAGGACATCAGCTACAAGCTGGTGAAGTGGGTCGAGAACAACCTCGGCAAAGCACCGCTGCGTATCGGCAAGAAGCCGAAGGCGCTGATGGTGTTCCGCTGCGACGAGCCGTTCGGCAAGATCAGGTCAAACGAATATGTTGACTTCTTAGGCAACAAGAACGCGGTCGAGGTGCTGGCCAAGGGGCAGCAGTTCGTGGCGTATGCGGTCCACCCTGACACGCAGCAGCCCTACGGCTGGCCGAAGAAGTCTCTTATCGACATACCGCACGACGATCTGCCCACGCTCACCCAGAGCCAAGCGCAGGAGTTCGTTGCCTATTTCGAAAGCATCATCCCCGACGACTGGGAGCTATCCCGCAAGGGCGTGTCGACCACGCACGGCGACGTTGACGAACTGCTGACGCTGCGTCCGCGCCTCGGCAAGAGCTTCATGGAGCTTGAGACGTGGATGGAGAGCCTCGACCCCGACTGTGGCCACGACGAGTGGGTCAAGGTCGGCATGGCCCTGCACCACGAAACCAACGGCGAGCCTGACGGGCTGCGACTGTGGGACGAGTGGTCCGCCCAGGGCGGCAAATACGTTCACGGTGAGTGCGCCAAGCGGTGGCGCTCGTTCGGTCGTAACACCAGCGCCCAGCCGGTGACCGCTGCCTACATCGAAGGCAAGGCCAAGAAGGTCGTGCGCGAAGAGAAAAAGAAGGGCTTGGTCGACCAGCTTGTGCAGGACTTGGTGTTCGTACAGGTGTCGGGCAGCGCCCGTGTCATCCGCGAAGACGATATGCAGGACGGGCTGGAACTGTTCGGCGTCGAGGATCTGACCAAGGAGTTCGCCAACCAGTGCATCCCGATTGAGGTCGAGAAGAAGAACGGCGACATCGTGATCGAACAGGTCAACCCCGTGAAGCTCTGGCTGACGCACCCCGAACGGCGCACGGCGCGCGGCCTGGTGTTTCTGCCAGAGGGCCAGAAGATCGGCGCGTACAACCTGTGGCGCGGCTGGTCGTGTGAGCCAGAAGAGGGTGACGTGTCGATGTTCACCGACTGGATGTTCGACATCATCGCCGACCGCGACGAGGCGAATTACAAGTGGATCATGGGCTGGTGCGCGCAGATGGTGCAGGAGCCGATGACCAAGATCGGCGTGGCCACGGTGCTGCGCGGCCTGAAAGGCACCGGCAAGTCGAAGCTGGGCGAACTGCTGGGTGGTCTGTTCCCGCAGCACCACAAGACCATCAGTCGCCAAGAACAACTGGTCGGCAACTTCAACCGCCATCTGGAAGACTGCCTGCTGCTGCAAGCCGAAGAGGCGTTCTGGGCCGGCAGCAAGTCCGCAGAGGGCGCGCTGAAGGATCTCGTCACCAACCCACGCATCATGATTGAGCGTAAGGGCGTCGACAGCTACATGGCGCCGAACTTCACCCGCATCCTGTTCACGTCCAACGAAGAGTGGGTCGTGCCAGCGACAGCCGATGAACGCCGCTGGGCAGTGTTCGACATCTCCGACCGGCGCAAACAGGACTATGACTTCTACGCAGCCCTGCAAAGCTGGTACGACCGTGGCGGCAAGAAGCACATCCTGCACCACCTGAAGACGTTCGATCTGGCGACGGTCAACGTCCGCACTGCCCCGCAGACGAAGGCGTTGCAGGATCAGCAGATGCGTGGCGGTGACTGCGTCCAGCGTTGGCTGTTCGACTGCCTGATGGAAGGTGAGATCAGGGACAGCAAGAGCGGTGCGGCGGTTCAATTCGGCGAGGTCGAGGCGAACAAGACCACGATCTACGAGAGCTACAAGAATTCGATCCAGCGCCACTGGGAGGTCAAGAACGCCAACGGCTTCTGGACGTCGGTCGCGCGTTACGACGAGTTGTTCTACGGCGGCAAGGTCAAATGCGCGGCTGGCGCTCGCTACAAAGTAACTGCGGTTGCATCGCTGAAAGAGGCACGGCAGCTATTTACCAAGCGGCATCAATATCAGGTTGACTGGCCTGATCCACTCGTTACAGAGGATTGATTGAAACTGGAAAAGGAAAATTCAAAATGTCAGAGATTCGTTTAACTGAAGAAACGCTGAACCATATGCCGAGCATTGTCCGCATCGCAGGCGAGTACGGCGTCACGATCATGGAACTGCTGGGGCCAGGCAAGCAGGAGAAGCGGGTCGCAGCGCGTGTCGCGTTGTGCCGTCTGCTGCGTGGTAAGGACTTGTCGAACGCGGCCATTGGTCGTGTGATCGGGCGTGACCGCAGCACGGTGGGTAGCCTGTTGGCGCACAAGTTCAACCCGACGCCTGCGTATTTTGTCAGGCGTGAGGTCGTCGCCGACTCCACGCCGCGCGATCTAACAACCAAGAACTACAAGGCGCACTGCGAACGTGGCTCTAAGGCGCTCGCTGCCGCCATCTTTGCGACTGGCAAGACGCACGGCCCGATGTCAGAGCAGAAGCTGATCGACGCCATGATCTGGAGCCGTGGCGCCAACGAGAACGTCCACTGCACGGGGTGGATGGTGTGACCGACGATGCAAAGCAAATGAGAGAGCCAGACATCTACGCAGTTTGGAAGCCTAAAAGTTATGGCAATGCACCACCTTTATGGGACGACGCTATGGTTGTGCATTTTTTAAGTAAGCGCACTGCTCAATGGAAGCTAGAAGCGTTCAGGCCAGTGACTTGGAAATCTGGCTATGAATATCGCGTTCCAGCTATTGCAATGGAGCAAAGCGAATGACCCTGCGCCAATTCCTGTTCGATAATTTCGGCTGGGATATTTACGACTGGGCCGACGACGAGATCCGGTTCTAGTCGCTACAGCGACACTTCGAACGGCTGGCCAAGGAAGTCCAGCATATCTTTACGCCTGCCGGTGATCATGGCCTGGCGCTTGGCCGCAAGGACTTGCAGCATCGTGATCACCAGCTTGGGCGCAGGCACCTCACCTAGTTCGTAACTGCCCATCGTGCGCCGGCCTATGCCGAGAGCCACGGCGGCTTGGCCCATGTGCAGGCCAGTGGATTTGCGGAGCGCCTTGATTTCAGCGGCGGACATGATTTCTGTGCGAGGGGTGCGTGTTTTCATGCAACCCTACATACACATGGGGGAGGGGCATTGCAATATGCCTGGGAGCCTGGCGGTCGCCGGTAAGTTCAAATAATTTGTAAATTTTGATCGAACCAAAATTTGCCCGCGCCAACCGATTTTGTGTTGCCATATATTTTGGCGACTGGATCTCAATTTTCCTGACGGATTTCTGCGGTTTCTGGTTGTGGGCGCATGGCGCTAGGGCGCATGGCGCTAGGGCGCATGGCGCTAGGGCGCATGGCGCTAGGGCGCATGGCGCTAGGGCGCATGGC